CAATGTTAAAGTTGGCAAATGAGGTTGAAAGGTTTAATCAAGTTCAAATGTGGGGATATAATGTAATTGATATTATTCACTCAGTTCGTAGATCACAAGCAATCAACTCAAATATCAAAGAGGCAGGGTTGAAATATATTACCAAGTTTATTGATGCCGAAGCAAAAGATCGTATCTATATTGACCACACAAGTATTGGTCCAATGTATGCAGAAAAAGATGAGTATTGGTTAAATACCGAAAATGGTAAATACAAAAAAGTAGGGATTGATTCAAAGGTAGATGATATATGTGTAAGACGAGGAGACGTATACCTTAAAACAACAGGGGACGACATAGTTGAGCGTTATCTTGACGATGACCTTGAGGAAACGTTGATTGTGGATGACGAGTTTAACCAAGCAACGTTTCTATTAGCATCATTGGTTCCAACAACATATGAAAGAGCATCCACAATTGGAACAGCGACTCTTTGGAAAATGGTAATGTTGGCATGGTCATATAAATATGGGTTAGCCATTCCACAGAAAAAAGAACGAAGAAGTTTTGTTGGTGGTTTATCACGTTTACTTAAAGTAGGTTATTCTAAGGACGTATTAAAACTTGACTACTCGTCACTATACCCATCCATTCAGTTAGTTCACGACGTGTTCCCTGAGTGTGATATAACGGGAGCAATGAAGGGGTTATTAACCTACTTCCGTAACTCTCGTATTATGTATAAGAACTTGGCGGCAGAATATAAGACTATTGATAAGAAGAAATCAACATCATTTGACCGTAAACAATTACCAATTAAGATCTTTATCAATGCATTCTTCGGATCGTTATCGGCACCACAGGTATTTCCGTGGGGAGATATTGACATGGGTGAACAGATTACTTGTACAGGTAGACAATACCTACGACAAATGTTAAAGTTCTTTAGTAAACGAGGATATAGTCCTCTTGTGTGTGACACCGATGGTATGAACTTCTCATTACCTGATGGTGGTGTTGATGACAGAGTTTATATAGGTAAAGGAAAAAATTGGTTGGTTAAAGAGGGTAAAGAATATCGTGGTTATGATGCTGATGTTGCAGAGTTTAATGATATCTTTATGAAAGGTGAAATGGGACTTGATTGCGATGGTACTTGGGATTCTTGTATTAACTTGGCTCGTAAGAACTACGCAACAATGGAACAAAATGGTAAAGTTAAACTAACAGGTAATAGTATTAAGTCCAAGAAGATGCCAAAATACATTGAGAAGTTTTTGGATAAGGGAGTTAAACAATTACTTAGAGGTGAGGGTAAAGAATTTATTGAATGGTATTATGAGTATATCCAAAAGATATTTGACCAAAGAGTTCCATTGGCTGAAATCGCATCCAAATCAAGAGTTAAATTAAGTGTTGAGGATTACATCAAACGTAGTAAACAAACTACTAAAGCGGGTAATCTTAATTCACGAATGGCTCATATGGAACTTCTTATTAGAGATGGGATACAATCAAATCTTGGAGATACAATCCTTTATGTTAACAACGGAACAAAGGCATCTCATGGTGATGTTCAGAAAGTTAATGAAAAAATGACTAAGAAGGAAAAAGATGAATACTTTGAGAAACACGGTAAAATGCCAGTACTTGGTTCACACGTAGAATTAAATTGTTATCGTATTGAACCATCGGATTTAGAGAATAACCCCGAAATGTTAGGGGAATATAATATCCAAAGAGCAATTGCAACTTTTAACAAACGAGTTGAACCTTTGATGATTGTATTTGATGATGAGGTTAGAGATACTTTATTAGTTAAGGATCCTGAAGATAGAAGTTTCTATACATCAGACCAATGTAAATTGATTAATGGTAAACCATTTAGTCCTGGTGACCAAGATGATGTTTACGAAAATTTAATTAAAATGGAACAAGGTGAAGTAGAGTTTTGGGAATCTGTCGGTATTGATCCAAACTATATGTATGGATTGGCCGAAGAAGGTTGGGAAGAGTTCGTGTGATGAGGTGTTTATGACATCTTCAACCCGTCTGAAGATAGGATATACCAGTTACCCTGAACAAATTGAAATTGGACACAAGCCCCTTTTTCTAACAATAGTTCATCCCACTCCTCATCAATTTTTCCTGTGTTAGGTTTAACTAAAACACTAACCAATGATTTTATAATAACACGATTGGTGGTTTCAGAGTTTAATAAAATTTCTGATCCACCGATTGTTTTAACAATAATTAAATCCTCACCATTGGTAGTGTAATTTTTTTCAAACAAAATTAAATTATCATATTCAGTTCTGTCTTCTATTACGATATTTTGTTTCATTACTGTTTTTCTTATTGGTATTTCTTTAATTATTGGCATATTAAATAACGTAAATTTGTCTTGGCATTGCCCTAAATTTCATTGCCTTATTTAAGCTTTCAGCAATTAACGCTTCACGTTCCATTACCTTTTCAGGTTTTAATCTTGTTAGACGACCTTCAGCACCAATTAATTCATCAATTAATTTTGTTTTTTCATCTTTTGCCTCAGTTGCTAATGCGGCATAATCCATAGTTAAATCACCATCAGGGGATTTAAGGTTACCACTGAATTTACCTCTTACTCTTGCCAATGTTTCTTTACAATATGCAATAAACCATCTTCTAACCCAAACTTGTGCCGGATTATTAAGATCTAACCAACTAATTTTATCGTAAGGTACGTCAGAAGGTAATTTAATAATATCAGGATTGTTTTTTAAACATTCGTCCCTATCTTCAGGACCAACATCATAATACCAATACCAAACTCTACCTTTCATCATTGTGGAATTACCAAAGTCAAATTTACCACCAGGAGTGTTCATTAAGTGAACTGCTTTCTTACCTCCCGGTAATGCGGTTACCCTATACGTTAAATCTCCCGAAATAATTCTTTTTTGAATGTTGATCTCTTGCATTCTTAATAACATATCAAATGCTGGCATCATAAAATAACTTCCTGCCATGTTACCCATTTGTGCGAATCCACCTGCTCCACCAATACCACCACCAAATTCTCCAAATCCAAATCCTGCTCCAAACATTGAATTATTTAAAGTTGCTGGTGTAAACCATAACAATTCATTAAGTTCTCTGTTTTCAGGGATTTCGTATATTTGTTGGTTATGAACTAATTGTATAAAATCTTTTTTCAATACTGAATCACCACCCGCTTGTAGACCTACAATTTTAGAGTAAGCATAAGTGTATCGTGTTTCGTAATCTAAACTTCTTGTTGTAAACGCTTTTGATAATGACTGAGTGTCCATATTTAAGTTATACAAATTAGTCCACTGAGATTCAGTTAACCAATCTTGGACGTATTGTGAATATTCGTCAATAGAAAATTCAAGAAGAGTGTCCATTTGTTCCTCTTCCAATTCTACACTTCTAAGTGGTGCACCTAAAACGTGTTTCACTTTTTTGTATAGGTCACTTCTTTCTGGTTCGTTAATTATTGACATATGAGTTTTATTTATAAATATCTTATTATTTTGTTCTTAACAAATATAATTCGTTAACAAATTCCCAATTAACGTGATTCCAAAAATTATTTATATATTCGTCACGTTTATTACGATATTTTAGATAGTATGCGTGTTCCCACACATCAAGACCTAATAGTGGATACCCACCATCTTTAACCACATTCATTAATGGATTATCTTGATTGGATGTAGATATAATTTTTAATCTATTATTCTTAGTTAAAATTAACCAAGCCCATCCTGATCCAAATCTATCTTTAGCGACCTGATTAAATTCATCTTTTAATTTTTTAATATTTCCGTATTGTTTTGTAATTTTTTCAAATACTTCACCACTTGGTTTTTGTTTGGTTGGACTTAACATTTTCCAAAATAAAGCGTGATTAAAAGCACCACCAGCATTATTTCTAACTTTAGTATCATACTTACTAATGTTTTTGATTATATCTTCTAATTCAACATCTCCTTTTTTATTTGATAAGGCATCATTTAATTTCTTAACATAACCTTTATAATGTTTGTTGTAATGGATATCCATAGTTTCAGGATCTACAAATTGTTTCATTGATGAATATGAATATGGTAATTTTTCAATACCAATTTTTTTCATTTCCATTATAAAATCTTTTTTGATATTTTGTTTTTCTGAAATTAAAATTTGTTCATTAATAAGATTAATTTTATTGTTAATCCCTTTTAATCCTTCAAAAACATATTCATTGAATTGTGGATATTCTTCTTCAAACATTTTAATTAGTCTACCACCATATGCATTTGCCTCATCTTCATTCTGACCACCTATGTTTGGACCTTGTTCTCTTTTAAGGACATTTCTTTGATAAGCATGAACCCACTCATGAGCTAATGTTCTCATTATATCACGATTTAATCTACCATCAGTTAATACTTTAATGCCATCTGTTGGGTGTTGACTACCTGTAGACATTCCACCTATTTTTTTACCCACAAATTGAATAGTGATATCATCCTTTAATTGATAATTCTTTTGTAAGAATTTAATAAAGGTGTGAATTAACTCGTTATACTTTGAATCAAGACCTGAATTTATACGTTTGATGTTTACTTTCATTAATGATAAATATTATCAATAACAAAAAGATTTATCTTCTCTTGTTAATTAAACCAAGAATTTCCTCAACAACATCACCAACGTTTTCAGGTTGTTGATCACCCATAACGGTTCTAATAATTTCTTTTTTACGATTTAGTATGTCATATACCGCACCTTCTATTGTATTTTCATACAATGGGTAATAAACAAGTACATTTGATTTTTGACCATAACGATACGCCCTATCTTCAGCCTGAGCGTGTTCAGCGGGAACAAATGATAGGTCATTCATAATAACAACCTCAGCGGCAGTTAAAGTTAAACCAACACCAGCAGCTTTTAAATTCCCCACAAATACTTTAATCTTATCGTTTTCTTGAAACTCATCAACTGCGTTTTGACGATGAGGTTTGGAACAACTACCATCTAAATAAACTGCTTGTTTACCAAAGTGTTGGTAAATTGTTTGTAATGTATCCGTGAAATTAGTAAAGATTATAACTTTCTTACCTTGTTCAACGATGTTCTCCGCAAATTCAATCGTTTGTTTTGTTTTTTCATTTGCAATAACCTTCCTTACTTTCATCAATTTTGAGAACTGAACGGTAAGAGAGGATGACTCATCCTTTTTGTTATCAAACCAATCATAATACTCACCCATCAGTTCTTCATACTCTTTTGATTTCAAACGAAGATATACAGGAGAAATAATTTTATCAGGAAGATCCAACACATCTTCTTTTAATCTACGAAGTATCTGTTTTGAAGTTCTATCTCTTAACTCTTCCAAATTAGATGCCCCCGTTACGTTCCAAACTTTTCTTCTACCCGCCATAAATTGGTAACCCTGACAATAACGAATAGCGTAAGCCATCCAATTTTGTGCAACAGGTGATTCAATAATATTCAGTAAGTTATAATAGTTCATTGGACGAGAAGTCATTGGAGTTCCCGTTAATAACCAAACTCTTTTAATATCCTTAACAAAATGATTTATGATTTTTGTTCGTTGAGCTTGGGGATTTGAAATCATATGTGCCTCATCTAAAATAACAAGATCAAAGTTTGATTGATTTAATATTGATCCATTTTTCTTTTTTGGATCAGTATCGTGGAAATTTTTTAGGATATCATAATTAACAATAACAAAATCAGATTCAGTTGAAAATTTCTTACCTTCTGCAATATAAACAGGTCTATCTGAATAATTTTCAATTTCACGTTGCCAGTTAATCTTTAATGATGCGGGACAAATAATTAATATTTTCTTTGATCCTGTCTCTAAAGCGGCAATGATTGTTGCAGTTGTTTTACCAAGACCCATATCATCAGCAAGAATGAATCGTCTTGATCCTGCCAACTTCTCTACCGCTTCTTTTTGATGTTCCAATGGAGGTCGGTGATCATATTTAGAATAATCTACCTCAACTTTTTCAACATTGTGAGTTTTAATTAAAGAAGATTTAGGAACCCAAAATTCTGTTAAAGGATCCTTCTCAAAGAACTTACCCCAAATATGATATGATTTTTCTTTCTCAACTAATAATTTCTCAATGTAAATTTTTTCAGGAGTTTCCATCAAATATCTTTCCTCAGCAAACTTTTTAGCAAAATACGTATCAAGATCAACCCACTTACGAGCAACTTTAGGAACCGTATCAAAATAATTTATAATGTAATCCGATTGAGTTCTTGTTGGGTAAAACTTTTTACTAGTTTCTTTTTTTGTTTTTAGATACAATATATGATTGTTGGCACCCGAATACGAGTCCAATAAGGACAAAGCTTTATGCTCTATTAGTGACGGGGCAACTTCCAAAATTTTGTTTTTTATAAAAATAACAATAAAAAAGATATTTATCAATAAATACGAGAAAATGGCGAATAGAGTTCCTATAACAAGACTAGGTAAATTTTTTGGTGATAACGATTTTAACCTTGAGGTTGAGATGGGTCAAGAGTGGTTGGTTGGTGATATGAATTTCACTTGTGTACTTTATAGAGTTGATAAAGTAAAAACCAAAATTGATGATGTATATGGTGAAACGGTTAAAGACGGTATTAAATTTTTACCACCCGTTGAGTTTAACGCGTATATTGGAATTGCTGCACCTGAAAATAAATTCTTGGGTTCCACAAAAATGGATCAACTTGAACCTGGTAATATTACCATGTCGGTTTATTTAAAAACTTTAGAAGATTTAGAAATTGATATTCAGTTTGGTGATTATGTTGGTTATTACGATACGGAAAGTTTTGTGAGGTACTATACTGTTGTTAACGATGGTCGTGTTACTTCAGATATAAAACATACTTATAAAGGATATAAACCTTTTTATAGAACAATAATTGGATCACCTGTCGGACCAAACGAATTTAGAGGATTATGAAAATAATAGCTGATGAAAAAGAAGGGTTGTTAAAAAATAAAATTAACAATTTAATTGGTAAAAAAGTAATGTGTTATTATGACTTACATAGACACACATTTTCGGTGACTTATAATGGACTTGTTATGTTAAAGGCAGACTATTTAAAATTAAATGATGTTGAGTTTAGAGTAAGACAAGGTGGAAAACAAAAAGTAAGAGACAAAAAAAGAAAAAATGTTCATGCATTTGTTATCGGTAATTTAGATGATTATTGTGAATTTCCTTGTGGGAATATTCCTGTACCTGAATCAAATGATGTGGTTACATACAATCCTTACAAATATGATTCTTTTGTTAATAAAATAACGGAAGAACCAATTTATAAGTCAAATGAAATTGAAATGATTAACATTAAAGATAAAATATTTTTAATAAACTAATATGGGGTTACCTAAAAAAATAAAAAAAGACATATCATTAATACCTAAGAAGACACTTCTTCCTAGACGACATGAGATTGCCGATATGATTTCGGAAGATGGTACTTATTTACCTAAAAGTTTATTACACGCTGATTTAGATAGAGGGTTTTTAGATTTTGTTAAAGACGGACTTAAAACCGTAGTTGAAGGAAAAACGGTACCAATGGTGGATGTTTTAATAACAACACAAAATTGGGCTCAATTTGTTGAGACATGGGATTTTGAAAATATTGATAAGAATGTTGAACCGCCATTCATTACGGTGATCAGAACACCTGAAGTTAAATATGGTAATAACCCTGCGGTTATGTATAATATTCCAAACAGAAAATTATATTACTATGCTAAAGTACCAACTTGGGATGGACAACGTCATGGAATGGATATTTACAAGATACCACAACCTGTTCCTGTTGATATAAAATACACCGTTGTAATTGTTTGTAATAGAATGAGGGAGTTAAATAAATTCAATCAAATTGTATTAGAAAAATTTTCATCAAGACAATCTTATCAAACTATTAAAGGACACTACATTCCAATTATTAATGATGAGATTACCGATGAGTCAATTTTGGATTTGGAAAAGAGAAAAGTATACATTCAAAAATATACTTTCACAATGATGGGATTCTTAATTGATGAAGATCAATTTGAGGTACAACCCGCAGTTACAAGAATATTCCAAATATACGAAACTGAAAGTAAAATTAAAAAAAGAAAACCTAAAAAAGAAGTCCCTATTTCACCCCAAACTGCAACCTTTACATATTCAGATATTGACACAGAAAAGGAGGAAACTTTTTATTATACCGTAAATATGCGTTTTATGGATAGTAAAAACGTGGATTCATATTCTGTTTTCATTAATGGTGATTACTATGGTGATGATGTATTAGTAATATTAGTTAATAATGGGGATGTAATTAAAATAACAATTAATAAAGATAATCCTTCTGAACAATCTTCAATAGTATTTACAGAAGAGTTACTTTAATCCTCCCCGTAGATATCTTTTTTTTCCTTACATTTTTCAAAAATAAGGTTTTCCAAAAACCTATACATTTTAATACCACGTTTATCGCAATACTTCTTTAGGGTCTCGTGTGATTCAACCGAAATCTTCAGGTTTTTTATCTTCTTAGTATCTTTATCCATAGGGCAGAAAAAAGGCAGAATAAAATCTTACCAAAATATAAATACTTTCTAATAAGTAAAGTTTTTCCTAAAATTATCAATATTTATATAATAAATAAAATTAAAACCAAAAATAAACTAAATTATGGCAACTAACGGTAAAGTATTCGTATCACCTGGTGTTTATACTTCTGAAGTGGATTTAAGTTTTGTGGCACAAAGTGTGGGAGTTACCACATTGGGTATTGCAGGTGAAACTTTAAAAGGTCCAGCTTTTGAACCTATATTCATCAAAAACTATGAGGAATTTCAAACTTACTTCGGAGGAACATCCGCAGAAAAATTTATAAACACACAAATTCCTAAGTATGAGGCTGCTTACATAGCAAAATCATATTTACAACAATCTAATCAATTATTCGTAACGAGAGTTTTAGGACTTTCTGGTTATGATGCAGGACCATCTTGGTCTATTATAACTCAAGCAAATGTTGATCCTACTACGATTGACTTTTATTGTGAAGATCCACAAATAGTTGATTGTTTACCTTATTGTGATCCTGCAGATTATAAGGTTACACCTTATGTTGTAGAATTTACGGGGTGTTCAAACTCACAAGGAACAATTAGTTATACAACTAGTTTCCCTGCTGAGATTGAAACTATTTTAACTGATCAGTTTGAGCAATTCAATGGAGGTGTATCAACATTAGAAATAGAAATCAATAATTTGGTTTTTGATGTACTTACCGACACTAACCCATTTACTGCACAAACTAACACAATATCTTATTTCGGAACAATTTATGGTCCTGATTATGATGTGTTATCAACAGTTTTTGTAAATGAAACTAATGTTTATGGTGTACCTTCAGTATCAAGTACTGAAACTAATTATGAATCACCATTTAACGATCCTTGGTATTATTCATTATTTACAAATAATGGTAATAATAGTTATTCAGGATTCTCATTCTTTGCTTATGTTGATAGTTTAAGTTTAATACCAGTAACTACAACAACAACAATTCCATTTACACCGACACCAACACCATCGGCAGTTAATCCATGTGCTACGGCAACACCAGCATTATCACCAACACCAACACCAACTGCAGTTAATGTTAATTGTTATACAGGTACAATTAATGGGTTGATTTATGAATACACAGGTACATCATATGTTAACTTTGATAATTTAGTTGTTGGTACATTAAGATCAAGAGGTATTGCAACATACGAAGACTCAACAAACCCTGTGTTTGAAGTAACAAATATTAATAATGTAAATTTAAATATGTCAGGACAATATTCAGGTGTTCTTAAAAATCCATATTTACCATTTGTTGTTAATGTAACAAATGATGACGGAACTGCATTCTCTTTTGAGACATCATTCTCAACTTCAGATTCTCAGTACATTTCTAAAGTATTTGGATCAACTAACTTCCAAAAACCAAGAAAGAATGTTCCTTTATTCTTAGAGGAAAGATTCCAAGCTTTATTAAACTATGGATGGAACAAAGGATTCATTAGAGGTTTGAGTTCAAATTTAATTGAATTAGATTCCGCACAAAGTGGACAACAAGATAGTATTGGATGGTACTTAGATAGATACCAATCACCAAGTACCCCTTGGATTGTATCTGAATTAAGAGGTACTAAAGTATTTAACTTGTTCAAGTTCTACTCAATTTCTGATGGTAACTCAGCAAACTCTGAAATTAAAGTTTCAATTATCAATATGTCATTCTCCAATGGAACGTTTGATGTAATTGTAAGAGATTACTACGATTCAGATGCTAACCCTACAGTTTTAGAGAAATTTACAAATTGTAGTATGAATTTAAATCAAAATAATTTCATCGGTAAAAAAATAGGTTCATTAGACGGAGAATATGCGTTGAACTCTAAATTTATAATGGTTGAAATGAATGAGGATGCACCTGTTGATTCATTACCTTGTGGTTTTGATGGTTATACATTCAGAGAATATGCTGATGTAACACCTCCATTCCCTGTTTATAAAACTAAATATGATTTCCCTGGTGAAATTATTTATAATCCACCTTTTGGTTTTACAAGTGGTAACGATGATGCAATCAGATCAAATGGAGATAACGTTAGAAGAACTTATTTAGGTTTCTCTAATAACATCGGATTTGATACTGACTTTTTCCAATACAAAGGAAAAAGAGCTCCAATTGATTTATGTAATGTTGATGGAGTTGAGTGGTCATACCAAACAAAAGGATTCCACATGGATAAAGATGCTAGTGTTATTGTGATAGGACCAGCGTTTACAACAAGTGGAACACCTAAATACTATGTTGGTGATGCAACATTCCAACAAGAACCTACAAACGAAACAAGTCCATATTATAGAATTTTCTCAAGAAAATTCACAACAATGTTCTATGGTGGTTTTGACGGATGGGATATCTATAGAGAATACAGAACAAACGGAGACAGATATGTACTTGGTAGAAATGGATTCTTAAACGGAGCTTGTCCTTCACCAAGATATCCATTAGCAACAGGATGGGGAGCATTTAAACAAATCTCAATCGGTGATGGAACACAAAGTTTCGCAAATACTGACTACTACGCTTACTTATTAGGAATCCAAACATTCTCTAATCCTGAGGCGGTTAACATCAATGTGTTTGTATCTCCAGGTATTGATTATGTAAACAATAGTGACTTAGTTGAGGCTACAATTGATATGATTGAAAACGACAGAGCTGACTCATTGTATATTGCAACAACACCTGACTACAACTTGTTCTTACCAACAACTACAGGTGGTGATGGATTAATCTACCCACAACAAGCGGTTGACGACTTAGAACAAACAGGAATTGACTCTAACTACACGGCTACTTATTACCCTTGGGTATTAACTCGTGATAGTGTGAACAATACTCAAATCTATATTCCAGCAACGGCTGAGGTAACAAGAAACTTGGCATTAACCGACAACATTGCATTCCCTTGGTTCGCAGCGGCAGGTTACACAAGAGGTATTGTAAACTCAATTAAAGCACGTAAGAAGTTGACTCAAGAAGATAGAGATACTCTTTATCAAGGAAGAATCAACCCAATTGCAACCTTCTCTGATGTTGGTACCGTAATTTGGGGTAACAAAACTCTTCAAGTTAGAGAATCTGCTCTTGATAGAATTAACGTGAGAAGATTATTATTACAAGCTCGTAAATTGATATCTGCAGTTTCTGTGAGATTGTTGTTTGATCAAAACGACGAACAAGTAAGACAAGACTTCTTAAATGCGGTTAATCCAATCTTAGATGCAATCAGAAGAGATAGAGGTTTATATGACTTTAGAGTTACGGTTTCAAGTGACAGTGAAGACTTAGATAGAAATCAATTGGTAGGTAAAATATATATCAAACCAACTCGTTCTTTAGAGTTCATAGATATAACATTCTACATCACTCCAACAGGAGCATCGTTTGACAATATCTAATCAAACAAATAATTTAAAGGAAAAGGGGAATTCGTTCCCCTTTTTTTATTTTACTAATATTTATTAGTGTATGAAAGATTACCATAAAGTTATTGTTAAAGAAATTATCAACGAAATTATTCAGGAAAAACAAACACCCGTAATGAAATATTACGCTTTTGACTGGGATGATAATCTTATGTTTATGCCAACAAAAATATATCTTAAAGATGATAAAGGTAAAAGTGTTGGAATGTCAACTGAAGATTTTGCGGAATATAGAACTGATATTGGTGAAGATCCTTTTGAATATAAGGGACACACCATAGTATCTTTTGATGAAGAACCTTTCAGAGATTTCAGGGTATCAGGAGACAAACAATTTATAACGGATGCAATGTCGGCACCAACAGGACCGGCATGGGATGATTTTGTGGAAGCAGTTAATAATGGTTCAATATTTGCTATTGTTACCGCAAGAGGACACACACCTTCTATATTAAAAGAGGGGGTTTATAGATTAATTAAACAGAATAAATATGGTTTGGATTCAAATCAGTTAGCGAAAAATCTTTTAAAGTATAGAGATTTAGCGGATGAAGATAAATTATCTAAAGATCAACTAATACGATCTTACTTAGATATGTGTCGTTTTCACCCTGTGTCTTTCGGAGATGGTTCTGCAACTAACCCCGAACAAGGAAAAATAGATGCAATGGAAGAATTTGTGGGTTATGTAAAAAACTTATCACATTCATTACAACAAAAGGCATTTATGAAGAACAAGATTAGTAACTACTTTACACCATTTATTGGTTTTTCAGATGACGATGTAAGAAATGTAGAAACTATGAAGAAACATTTTGATAAAAAAGAAGATAATATATTAAAGACTTATTTAACTGCAGGAGGACAAAAGAAATTATATTAACTAGTTTGTCTGGTCTAGTATAAGAATATGTTCAAAAAAAATGTAAGTAAATAGAAAAAATTCATTATCGTGATATTTATAATAAAAAACTAAAATAAACTAAAAAATAAAATAAAAAATTATGGCTGATTTGTTAATGAAAATGCCGATTCCTTACGAACCAAAAAGAGAAAATCGTTGGATTTTAAGGTTTCCATCATCACTTGGAATTAATGAGTGGTATGTGGAGAGTACTGCGAGACCTAAATTAAAAATTGCTGCAACCGAAATACCATTCTTAAATACATCTACATACGTTGCAGGTAGATTTAACTGGGAAGAAATATCAGTTAAGTTTAGAGATCCAATTGGACCTTCAGCGTCTCAAGCGGTTATGGAATGGATTCGTCTATGTGCGGAGTCTGTAACAGGTCGTATGGGTTATGCTGCTGGATACAAGAAAAATGTAGATTTGGAAATGTTAGACCCAACAGGAGTTGTTGTTGAGAAATGGATTTTAGAAGGAGCATTTTTAACAGGATATGATGGTGGATCATTAGATTATTCAAGTGATAAGATTGCAGGAATTTCTTCAAATATTCGTATGGATCGTTGTATATTAGTATACTAAAAAAATTTACTTTTAATATTAACCGTGTACATTTATGATGTATACGGTTTTTTGTGCAATAATAAATTAAAAAAATATAAAAAAAATGGATCAAGACACGGCCGCTAATGGGCAAATGGATTTTAACTTACCACATGACGTGGTAACACTACCTTCAGGTGGTTTATTCTACAAATCAAAAAAGAAAAGCGTTAAGGTTGGATACTTAACCGCAAGTGATGAAAATATTTTAGTTAATATTGATTCTCGTAAATCAATTAATGAAAGTGTTGTATTACCTTTATTAAGAAATAAAGTTTACGAAAAAGACCTTAGACCTGAAGAATTATTGGAAAGTGATATTGAAGCAATCCTTTTATTTTTACGTAACACATCGTTTGGTCCTGAATATAGAATTACAACGATTGACCCATCTAATGGTCAAACATTTGAAACGTCTATTATGTTGGATGAGTTAAATTTAACAAGACCAAAAGTACAACCTGATGAAGATGGTACATTTACGGTTAAATTACCACAATCAAAGGCGGATGTTAAAGTTAAAATGTTAAGTTTATATGATACCATTGAAATTGCTAAAATAATTGATTCATACCCTGTTGGATATACCGCACCTACAATAACAACAAGATTAAATAAAACTATTTTGGAGTTAAATGGTAGTCCAGATAGAAATGAAATAAGCGTATTTTGTCAAAATATGCCAATTGGTGATTCTAAGTTCATAAGAAATTTCCTTAAAGAAAACGAACCGAGATTGGATTTAAGGAAAACAGTTTACGCCCCATCAGGAGAAAAGGTTGATGTTATCATCAACTTTGGGGTGGAGTTTTTTCGGCCTTTCTTCTAATCACTCAAAATTTTTATTAGACGAATTTTATTACTTGGCAAAATTCTTGAGAACATCGTATGACGATTTCTTAAAACTTCCAACATACATTAGAAGATATCTCTTAGATAAGATCGTAGAGGAAAATACGCCTAAAACTTAATACTTAAATATTTATAGTAAAAACTAATTATGGGTTACGGTTCAATAGAGGAGATAGAAAAGGCTGGATTGACAGGGGCTGCTTTAATAGCGGCAGTGAAGGCGCTTGAAGTAATCGCAAAGAAAGATGGTGCTGATGAGCAAATTGAAAAAAACAAAAAAAAATCTTCTGCTAGTTTGACTGGTGACTTAGGAACAGACAATCAATATATAACTGATCTTAATATAACTAATCTTAAAACCCTTAAGGAAGATGGGGTGGCTTTAACTCAAGTACTTACGGATTTTAAAACTGCTGCGAATCCGGCTAATTTTGAAGGAGCCGATTTTTTAAGAGACGCCTCTCAACAGATGGCAAATTCGTTGGGTCTTGGTCAGGCTAGAATGTCTGAAATGAAAACAACAATTGCCGACGCATTACCTGAAATGCTCAAACTTGGAATTACACAAAGTGAAGCATTAACTAATATGACAAATATACCAAAAGAGTTGGGTATTAACGCTTCTTTAGGTACAGAGGCACTTGTTGAGATGTCAGCGGCAGCTAAGGTAACTAGTACAAGTGTAGGTGATTTAGCGATAGGATTTAAGGGGGTTGGTATTTCATTATATGATGTTGGCGATAAAATGGCTGAAGTTGCAAATTACGCTAAAAGTGTTGGTGTTAATGTACAGGCAGTTTCAGGTTTAGTTGTTAAAAATCTACAACAATTAAATATGTTTAATTTTGATAATGGTGTTAAAGGTTTAGCTAAAATGGCATCACAAGCAACCATGCTAGGGATTAGTATGGATAAAACATTTGTACTTGCGGAAAAATTAATGTCACCTGAAAAGGCAATTGAGATGTCAGCAGAATTACAACGTTTAGGTGTTGCAAGTAGTGCATTATTAGATCCATTAAAGGCGATGGATTTAGCTCAAAATGATCCTGAGGCATTACAAAAAGAAATGATTAATATTTCTAAAGAATTCACCAAATTAAAGGCTGACGGGTCAGGTTTTGAAATTTTACCTGGTGCAAAACGTAGGTTAAGAGAAGTTGCGCAAGCGATGGGTATGACTGGTGAAGAATTGGCGAATATGTCAATTAAAAGTGCTGATTTGGATATGAAGATGAGTAAAATTAAATTTCCAAGTTTAGCATCGTCCGAAGAGGATAAGATGTTAATTGCTAATATGGCTCAAATGAAAGATGGTGAGGCGGTACTTCAGATTAGAAATGATATTACGGGTAAAATGGATGATATTAATGTTAAAGATTTAACCGCCGATCAAATCACTAAATTAAAAGAACAACAATCAAATGAAAATAAAACAATTGAAGAAATTGCTTTAGATCAATTAACTGCTTTAGAACGAATTAACACCTCTTTAAATTCCGCTAAAACGGCAGTAAATCTTGGTAAGGCATCTACACCAACAATGGATAGGTTCTATAATGTTATGAATAAAACTCAGTCAATACTAGCAACAAATGTAACTGAAAATATAACAACTGGAAATGTTAGAGACGCATCAACAAGACTTATTAGTCCTGTAGAAGAAGAATTAATTAAATTTTTTAAAGGTGAATCTAGTTTGGAATCAGTTGCCGCAACTTTAACTAAAGTAAGTGATGAGCTTGTTGATATTGGGGGTAATCTTATAAAAGGAGCTGGAAATGTTGGAACTAAAACTGCTTCAGATATAATTAATGAGGTAACTAACACATATTCTCCACTTGGCGTACAACCAACTCAAATAGTAATGGATCCGTCTTCACCATTTGCAACACAAATACAATCACTTATTGATCAATTCACAAAAGGTACACCTGTGGAAACAAAAACACAAGTTAGTGGTACTGTAACACATGACTTTAATATTAAGGGAGATGGTGTTGGATCACTTACTCAGACGGAATTTAATAAATATTTCTTAGAGGCGTATCTTGACCCAACCGTTAAATCAAAAGTTGATGCTGTGTACGGAACTTCAAATTCAGGACTTATGGCGGATAAGAAATAGAAAATTCTTAAAATTATGTTTTCTATAAAAAAAATCTCAAGGTATTTATTAATAAAAAAGTATGTCGGATAGTACATTATCGTTTGCGTCCTCGTCAAATTTTAGGGATATATTATTAGCCCGTAATTTACAACCATATTCTGTACCAGGATCTTATTCTCCTAGTAGTAATAGTGTTAATTACGAAACTAATTTATCTGTTGCAAATGTTATTGACTCACCAAATGGTTTAATTTCTACAAACCAACTTGCAAATAGTTTATATTCACTCAATGAATACGGACCTGAAGGTGGTTATGATGGAAAATATTCTGTACCTGGAGCACCACTACCTGTGGAATCAAATTCAGGACCATACGCACCTACTGATACAGTATTAGATTTAGTTAATGAGTTTTATATTGATGCGGCATACGTACAAAACATTTATGGACCTGAAGGTGGTTATAAAGATTTAGTTATTATAACCGATGTAGTTGGTAATCCTAAAATGTATACACCATATTGGGATCCCACAACATTTGTAACCTCATCCTATTCTCCATACGAGATAATTTTTAGTGATAATCCAAACGGAAGTAATGGTCCGTTATCTCAAGACACTTATTTGGCAAAAATTGGTGCAGCACAACTTAAAAGTTTATTTGAAGAGAGAATTGCAAGTGAATTATTACAAGCGACTGTTGGTAGGGTTAATTTAGATTCATTACAGGATCCGTTTAGTGCAAGTATGGTTGCCACAGGTCAACAACCATTTTTTACAAAAAATTGGAGAATTACCGTACCTGAAAACCCAATAACCGCAGCGGTTACATTAGCAAATAGATTAACGGGAACATATTTCCCTGTGTCATTTATTCCTGGTGATTATTTTGATGAATCGTTTATTGATAATCCACAAACTGAATCGGCATTAAATGTTGCAAATAATTTAACGGGTGGATTTTTAGGTCCAATATTAAATAAGTTTAAAAATCCTTCTGAAATATTTGTTGCAAACACAGGTTTCGGACAAAGATCAGTATTATTTTCAAGTTTAGATTATAATAAATATAGACCGGCTTATAGTAGAGGTATCATACAAGGTGCAACAACTGCAATTGATAGATTATTTGATCAAGATAAAGCACAAAGTGGTGGATATTATGTAGGTAGTCCAAATTCCGAACCTTCTCAGATTGACTCTCCCGCAAATCAAGTTCCAATTGGGAAAAATGGTAGACAAGTACAAACTATTGTTTATGGTCCACAAGAACTTGGTATTCTATATGAAGGTAATGAGGCTCAATTACAATTTGGTTTAAAAGGAAAATCATACACCGATGGTGGTGGTATTGATGGACAATTTATTTGGACATCACCAAAATATAAAGACAATGCAGGATTTAAAGTAGGTCCTGGTGGAGCCGTTACAAGATTAGATAATGAATTTGAAACAATTAGAAGTGATTATGGTAGATACCAATCAACGGATATTGATTTCAAAGGGGATTCAATTTTAGATAAGACACAAAGACTTATTAATTCTGCGGATCAAGTACAAGGACAAGCAAGGTTAAAACACGTTGGTAATGCAATTAACCAAGTATCTAAGGTATTCAATGATGGATATAAAGAGATGACAAAGGGTTCTATGGTATTATCTTATACTGATCAAGCCGATGGGTCTCAAGCGGGAATAGAGTACTGTAGAGTGTTCCAAAAGGACACACCTTACTTTACATATGCTGACTTACAAAAGAGAGATGGTATTACAACTGAAGGTAGAAAATTCTCGTATTCAGTTTTAGATAAGACATATAATCTTAACATTGCTCCACTTAAGAATCCGGGATCAACAAATATTGTAGATAACAAAGTTAAAAAATATATGTTCTCTATTGAGAATTTAGCGTGGAGAACTTCAGATAGACCTGGATTTACTTATGATGATTTACCTGTTTGTGAAAAAGGACCAAATGGGGGTAGAGTCATGTGGTTTCCACCATATGATATTTCATTTAGTGATGATAGTACACCTGATTTCTCATCAACCAATTTCTTGGGTAGACCCGAACCAATATACACTTATAGGAACACTTCAAGAAAAGGTAGTATAAGTTGGAAGATGGTTGTCGATCACCCCGCAATCATGAATACTATTATTCAGAAACAATTAGCTGGTGTTGCAAAAGAAAGGGTGGATTCAATTGTTGAATCATTTTTTGCGGGATGTACAAAATATGATATGTATGAATTGGGTATTAAATTTAATACAATACCAACAAGAGATTTATTCACATATCAACAAATATTAAATAACCCAAGATTAACAAATGAAGAGTTGGGCCAGGTTGCGTTTGAAATACCTGTTGAAGCTGAAGTTGTTGTTGCAAAAACTGCGGAAGGTGGTGATAGTGGACCAAACTCACTTGGTGGTAATAGTACCATTAAAGATGCGACATCTTTAGTTGATGGTAGTGCTGAATTAAAAGAATTTTTAAATTACGCCTTTTATTTTCATAATGATTGTCCTGAGTGTACAAAATCATATGCTGTAACATCATCAAAACCATTTGATAGTTGGTATGAACGATATATTGCATTACAATCTACAAAATATGTGGATAGAGCACCAACAATAGTTTATCTTGGAAACGAGACGTATACAAGTCAAGGAGTACAAACATTTTTTAATAATGTTATTAAACCTAATTTTGAAAAATTAAAAGGTGATTTCTTAAAAAAATTAAAAGAAATTTTAATAGACAAAGAGGGTTCAGTTGAATTAACATTTGAAGGATCAGCATCCGCACCGGCAACTACAGGATATAATGTTAATTTATCAAAAAGAAGGGTTGATACCGTATTAAAATGGTTTAAAAATCAAACAATAGGAGACAAAAAACTAAGTGATTTTATTACTAGTAAAAAACTAGTGATAAATATGTTAACAAAGGGTGAAATTCAAGTTGTAACCGTTGATGCAAAAAATGGTGGTAATGGACTAACAATTAATTGTACTACTAATATAAAATTAAAAAAAGGTACAGTTACGGCTGGTGATGATGCTGGCGAAGCTAGCGACTCTTTTGCCCAAGTGTATTCTGTACCTGCAATGGCTTGTAGGAGAGTTTCATTATCTGATGTTAAAGTGATGGTTCCACCTGAAAAACCATCTGAAACAACTACCACAACAACAACTAATAAAGGTGGTGGAGGTGAAGAAGATAACAAACTTGTACCTGGTGATCCATCTAAAACAATCAAACCATCACCTAATTTAAGGATTGAACAAAAAATTAAAGAAGGTATATCTAAAAAAATATTAAGATTTTTATTCTCAGAATGTGATTACTTTGAGGTTATTAAGGAAAGTGATCCTATGATATATGATAGTATCAAACAAAAGATTAAGTACTTTAATCCTGCGTTCCACTCAACAACACCTGAGGGATTAAATGCAAGATTGACATTCTTAAATCAATGTGTGAGACCTGGTCAAACAATTCCTGTAATTGGGCCTGATGGTAGACCAAAATATAATGATGCCTTAAACACATCGTTTGGATCACCTCCGATTTTAATTTTAAGAATGGGTGACTTTTATAATAGTAAGATTGTACCAACATCATTAGGTATAACATATGATCCTATTACATTTGATTTAAACCCTGAAGGTATTGGTGTACAACCAATGATTGCTAAAATAACATTATCGTTTAACTTTATTGGTGGGCATGGACTTAAGGAACCTGTTGAAGAATTACAAAATGCATTATCGTTTAACTATTATGCAAATACTGAAATATACGACGAAAGAGCAACGGCAACTGAAAGTACTGAAGCAAGAGACAAATACATGGTTGAAAAGATATTATCCAACCAACCAAAGGTAACAACCGCCAGTGTTGTAAATCAAATACCAAAAAGAGGTGGAGAAGCAATTGGAACAATATCGGGTGAAACGGATATTGATTACACTAAATTTGTAAATGACTATTGGAATAGTACTAAAGAATATTTTGATGCTTATATCAATACAAACGCAACAATTGGTAAAAACTATAACATAGGTATAGTTGATTTATTATTTACAGAAAGAAATTACTCTACAGGTACTGCAGAATTTACACCTGTAATTGAAGTTCCAATTTATGGTAAACCAAGTAATGTTGAAGACAAATTGGATAAATTATTTGATAAAGTTAATGGGGATATTTCAGGTAGAAATGATCCATTTATGCAATCAGTTGTTATAGGTGGTCAAACTATTACTAATAGCGATAAAAGAGAAATTGAAAATAAATTAAAAGAGTATGTGTCAGGAATTAAAACGGATTTTATTACAAATGTTAGTAATAGTGTAAACGATTTAGTTTTATTACAACAGGACTATATTCAATATATAAGAAAGGCAAACTTGGTACTATCAAAAACTGACGGAATAATGAATTCAAATAATGAACCTGATGTATATGATATTTCAGGAGATACGTTTACTCAATTACAGACATATTTGAAAAAAATAACGGATAAACATAAGGAATTTTATCTTGTAAAGAAAGGAATAGTTGAAGCACAGGAATGTTTATATTTAGAAGAGGGTCATTATAAAAAATTATCTTCAACTTTTACAGATGATAGAGGTTGTGATTATTTTAGTTCTTGTCAAGGGAAACAAAGTGACTCTCAAGATTCTAGAGACTATCTAATGTTTAGTGATCCAAATAATAGATTTTATCAAGTGATGGCAAATATATTTAATGATGATAATAGTAAAAACGAATTAAAAACATTTATCTTAAATGGTCAATATAGTAATATGTTACTTGTTACGGAAGTTGTTGATAAAGCAATTTTAAGTTGTTCAAATAATTTTAACGCATATACTAAACTTAATAAAGATAGTTATGATAAAATAAAGACGACACCACTGTATTTAACTTTAATGATTCCACCAATAGAAGATACTGTTAAGTTTGGGTTAACGTATACAAAAGTTAGTGGTACATCACAACAAAAAAAGAATATAAAAGAATTGTATTCAAATGTTAATGTGGATAATAAAGAAAAAACCTTTGATGGTAAAATTAAATTTAATTAAAAATGAATTTCCAATATTATAACAGATATAATGAGTTTTTAATAAATGGACAACAAACAGTTGTTCCATACATAAATTTACCTGCAAAAACATCAGATAAAAATTTTATATATAAGGTTGGACAATCAAGATTAGATAAAATATCGTTCCAATTTTATAATACACCATATTTTGGTTGGTTAGTACAAATGGCAAACCCCCAATATAGTGGTATGGAATCAAACATACCCGATGGGGCAATTTTAACAATACCATATCCGCTTGTTAAGTCATTACAGGATTATAAAAACGAATTAGAAAATTATTACTTCTATTATGGTAGATAAAGGTGAAAATATATTAGTGGAATTTGATTACGATAACATTACCTTAATAGACCCAAATAAAATTGTAGATAGTGAAGGTAAAGTTAGTGATAGATTAGTTAAACATGAAAACCTTGTGTTTTATGCAAATCTTGAATGTAATGTATTACCAAGAACTAAATTAGCCTTGGGGTCGGCATTGAATGATTCCATTAGAACTGTTTCGGTGGGTAAGATTAATTTCTTAAATCCTGGAAACAAAACGTTCATGGATAACAGATATACCGATGAGATTACGGGTAAAGGATCCGTACAGGGTCAAGGGGTAAACCAACCAAAATTAAATGCAGTTCAAAACCCAAACAAATCTGATGATTTTTACCTTACACAGAGTACGTATTCAAACGGAACTCCTGGTGCGGTTGATAATGGTTTATTAGGTATAACTGATATACAGGTTGCAATTGACACAAGTTTCTTACCTACCGTAACGGTTACCTTAGTAGATGTTAAAGGAAGGGCTTTATTTGAAGGTGGAAACAATTCACCTTATTCTGCGTTTTTCCAATTACCATATCCAATGTTTTATTTAACATTAAAGGGATATTATGGAAAGGCAGTTAGATTACCGTTAATGTTACAATCGTTTACATCAAACTTTGATAATACATCGGGGAACTTTAAAATTACATTGAAATTTTTTGGTTATAAGTATACTGTGATGTCTTATGTGAATTGGGGAGCTATGATGGCGGTACCTCATATGTTTAATAATTTTGTTTCAACCACACAGGCAAGTACGAATACTACCACAGGATCTAATCTTGAGGCGGTAACACAAAAACCTATTAGTAGAGGTTATCAAAAAATGAAAGAATTATATTCTGAATATAAATCAAAAGGTTTAATTGACGATGATTTTCCTGAGATAACAATTACACAATTAAAAGCTCGTTTAGATAGATTTATTAAAGACATATTAGAAAAATTCACCAAAGAAAATTTGGGATCAATAACAGAATTAGATAATTTTCAAACTCAATTAACAGAATTTCAGAAAAAAGTATTTTTTTATGGTGATTCATGGTTTGAAACATACATGGATAAAAAAAATTCATATAGTTTAAAAGACACTAAGGAAGTTGTTTATACGTATAAGAAAGACTATTCGGATCCTAACAAACAAGCTGAGGCTGAAACTAAATTAGCTGGTATTTTTACTGAATACCAAAAATTACTTGAAAGTAATAGTGTTGCAGGAAAAAATGGTAGTTATACTGTTGGTGGTAAAATCACAAAAAGTGAAGTACCTGTAAATGCAACTGTAGAAAAATGTTATGCAAAAATTAATCCACTTACGGATATTGATTTTGCAAAAACATATGAAGAAAGAACAGGTAAACCTTCAAAGACACAAACTGAATTAGATACGTTCATTGCGGCTAACTCAATTGCTCCTGGAACTAAGTTCTTTGTATTTGAGGGTACTGATCACTTTATTGATATAACAGAAAAGGCGGCCAAAGAATCGTCAAAACTTAGAAGAGAAATTGAAGAAAAAATTACCGATAATCTTAATGAACAATTAAGTAATAAAGACACTGGTGTTGGGTTTAAACCATCTATTAGAAACGTATTGGCGGTTTTCTTTGCACAAGGTGAAGCGTTTATTCGTTTAATGGATGATGTCCATTCTAAAGCTTGGGATTTAAGAGAAAATAAATACAGACGACAAGCAATTTTTGGTAGTAATAGTAGTGCATTGAGCGTGGACGTTAAATCATCTACCCAAAATAATGAACCAATTTATCCGTGGCCTCAAGTTATTAAGGAAACTTTAGGTGATGATAAACAAGAAAAATTTGAAATTGTTTATCCGGGAGACAAATCAATTTCTACTATGACAAAGGCGTATATTCCTGAAATATGGCCTGAAGTTGAATTTGTTGAGGAATTTATTAAAGGTTATACTCAAAGGGAAGGGGACAAGGATGATGTTGGTGATGTGTCTAATGTGGTTACAAGACCAAATAGATTAAGTTTAAATGCTCTTGATTTCCCTGTGACAAATGAGGTATTTCAGAACAAAGAAGAAATAAAATTCTTTTATGAAATTTATGAAAGAATTATGGTTAACACTTATTATTCTAAATTAAATAGACAATCGGGGTATGACGCAAGTATTTTTATGGTTGAGGCGGAAGACGAAAAGATTAATATACTTAAGAGTTTAGGTAATGATAATCCATTTTTAACTCAAAAACTAAAACGATACTTAATTGATCAAAATAATTTCTTAACATTTTTAAGACACATTTCAAATCAAGGACAAGGTGAAAGTTGGCAAAAATTCATAAGAGGAGAATTTACAATAAATTACCTTAAGAATAAAACTAACGTACCTTTTGAATTATTTAATCAACAAATTCTAACAAATGAAAGATCACAACCAAATGTTTCATTAACTGATGAATCAAAAATAATAGATTACATAGGAAATCAAACTTCTAGTAATGAATTTGATTTTTCTGATATGTATCCTATTACTAATTTTAATTGGTGTAAGAATTATCTTGCGGATGGGGAAGCACTTCAAAATGTTAATTTAGCATATAATACTAAAGATGTATTATCGTACAATACAACACATAAAACAATTTGTAATTTTAATAACGACGATACTAACGATAAGAAAAGACCTATAACTAACTTTAACTATAAGGCCGACGTATTTAGTCAAAATATTAATACTTCTAATTTCAAAACATTCTATAATAATAGAAAAATTGAAGAACAGTTTACAACTGAAGGGAATTTAAATTATTCTAATTACGACGGGTTCTTAACGGAAACTCAAACCACTTCAATATTGAATACACCTTATTTTATAAATGCAATTCAAAGTGGTGTATATAATTTTAGATATAAACCAAATGATTTATCATCATACAAACAAGCGGCATATCTATTCTTAAATAGTTTACCACTAGCAAGTCTTAGAGAAAAATATAGATCATATAACGAACCTAATGATTTAAGTTATATATTATCAACTATTAAAAAATTCGGAGCGGTACATAAATTACCATACGCTTGGGTTGTTAAATATGGTTCCATATGGCATAGATATAAAACTTGGAATGATACTGGTGTAGATATATTAGATGAGGTTTGGAAAGATTTTGATTATTTAGGTAATTATGATCCCGTAACCTCGGCATCAACAAAAGTTTATTCTTTGAATATTGAAGGATTCCAAAATAATATAGTTTTAGAAAATACGGTAAGTTCAACACCAAATTCAGTTGCATATAATTCAACAACTATGAATACAGGGTTTTTCCCTAAGTTGTATGATGATATGAATGTATTCTTACAAGGATTACAATTATTTTCGGGCGTAACACAATTAAACGGTACTTGTAGTATTGTTGGGACAACATTAGACGTTTATACTATTAATGATAATAACTTGGCTCCTGGCGAAGTATTGGCCGGACCAACAGTAGATGCTAATACAACTATTGTATCCCAAATAAATGGTACAACAGGAGGTGTTGGTAAATATACTGTTGATATATCTCAAAATACATCAATATTAAATGGTACTTGTAATGTTAATTTAACAACAATGGACGTTTTAACGTTTAGTGGTGGTACATTATCTGCTGGACAAATTATTTCAGGACCAAATCTTGCTCTTGGAACTAAAATTGTTAGTCAAGTGAGTGGTACTACAGGAGGTGTTGGACAATATGTTGTTGATATATCTCAAACACTTACAGGAGAAAACTTTACTGTGGTAACACCAAACATTTTTTATGTTACTAATTCATCAACAGGTGGATATTCACAAACTGAAATCCAAACATTAATTAATGATGGTAAAATGGTGATGACAACAAACGAAGGTGGTAAAATTATTGAAACAAGTGGTTTTGATCCTGACGATAATGATAGATCATTAAAAATAACGCCTTGGTCAACAATTGTTAAAACAACTGAAGGTGATAAATATTTTATAATGCCGTCTTTTGGTTACACAAAAAATCAAACAAAAGAGGAGTGTTTTAAAAATAACAAAATGAAAATAGAGGCTTCTAGTAATCCTGCGGTCTTTAACGGATCTGTTAGATTATTTTGGGGATCACCAAACTATGGTTATTTTGATAATACTAAAATTACAAAACCAAATCCTGATTCATATTTGAAAGAAATATTGTCGGATAAAAAAACACAACAGAATTTTTCATTGAATGGTGATATTACAAAATACGATAAAATATCGGAAATGTTTACAACATTTGATACGGAAATATTAGATTACTTTGAACAAGAGTTTTTAAATTTTAGTAGATCAATTTACGATTTTAAGACATTGGTTCCAAGTGATAAAGATGTTGAAACTGAATCGGAAAGATCATACAAGAACTTTCAATTATTAATGAGAGAATTATTAGTTGTTGAAAAACCATCAACCCTTAATTCTGAGGGGATGATTAATTCTGTTATTGAAAAACAAAAAACAACATTTCAAGGAATACTAACTAATTTTTTAGAATATAATGTTGTATTAAAAATGGGTAATCCATCTATGTTTGATAGAAGAACATTTTTAACATTCTCTACTAAATTCTTAATTGATCCTGTGTCATATCAAGGGTATAGTCAAGGAACATCAGGAAGTTTACCATCAAACGGTGGAACTATTACATTGGCTCAATCTAAAATTGCAAACCCTGAAACATGGAAAACTTTAGAGAAATATGTTGGGTTTTCAGAAATACCTGAGTTAGTTTATTCCGATAATGGATCATATATAACAGATTTCTTTATTGATTTGAATGTACAATTTACTGAAGAAAATATTAAAGATTTTGCTCCTTTGATTATGTTATATGCAACACAAAAACTTAATAATTTTGAAGTCCCAACAAATAATGTTTTTATCCCAAATCCCGTTCCGACACCCGCACCAAGTCCTCAAACACCTGGTGATTTATTAATGGTTGTAACACTTAAAGATACTAACACAATTTCTGTGTATAAATTTGGACCACAAAAATATGGTGTTTATAAAGATGCTTCAGGAACAATTTTATATACTGGTCCGTCACTTAGTGCGTTTCAATATCCATTAAATATTACGGTGGTTAATGAAATTATTATAAGTCAATATTCTACGGGTTTAGCATCAACACCTAATGATCCACAATTTATTATTAGTATTGTTAATGTAACTCCTTCACAAGTAACAACAACTACCACCACACTTCCTATTGTTCAAAATTTAGGTAATAGTTTAGGTGGTGTTAAGTTTTATGGACTTATGGATGAATACCTTGATAAATCTGAAATTTATTTAAAAAATGTTATTTCTAATTTAATGACAGGAGTTAGAGCTGGTTTACCAAATATTACAATAGAGGGTGATAAAGGTAATAAGTCACAACTTGAGGGAGAACAAACAAGAGTTGAGATATGGGAAACATTCAAAGCGTTTAATGATACTTGGGTTGCCGGTGGTGATTTTAAATCAAAAACAATGTTTGAAGATGTTTTATTATTTGATAGGGCAAGTAGAGACGTTGGACAAAAAGTTTATGTTGATATCTTTAAAATTAAAGATTTAATTGAAGGTTCATTATATAAAAATAATATGTTGGATATTGTATCAACAATTTTAACTCAAAATAATTTTACTTATTTCCCATTACCTGCTTATGCTAATTTCTATAACGCACAAGATGCTGAAAAAAATCCTGTACCAAGAAGTGAAGGATCAACTGAATTTGCTAACTCATTTTGGGGTACGTTCTTAAATGTAGATTACAGAAACACATCACCTAAGTTTTTATGTTATTACGCAAACAAACCTAGCCAGTATGTGGATATGAAGGATAATGTTGATTATAGATTTAGAGATGACGCTTTTGATCTTAGGAGAGCAAGTGATAATCCATTAGTTGAAAATCAATCTAATAAAAAAAATTGGGATAAATCAAATAAAGTTGTTGGGTTCAATATAGACATTAGTAATCAAAATCAACAAATATTTAAAAATTTTAGTGTTGGTCAAGATGTTGGTAAACCTACCGCAGAATCTTTAGAGATGTTAAATCAAATGGCAAACCAAAGTAGAAACAGAAGTACAGGATCTCAAAACGTATCTTTATATAACTTATATAGAAATAGAAGTTACGAATGTTCTGTTGATATGTTAGGTAACGCTCTTATACAACCAATGATGTACTTTAATGTAAGAAACATACCTATGTTCTCAGGCCCATATATGATTACTTCGGTAACTCATCAGATTAGTGAAGGTGAATTTAGTACAACATTTAAAGGTACAAGACAACCTTTTTATAGTTTACCTAAAATTGATAGTTTTATACAATCTTTAAGTTTGGATATAATATCTAAATTACAGGAACAAGTAAAAGCAAATGAAGAAAAGAAAAAAAACTCAAGTGAAAATGTGATATTCCAAAAAAATAATGTGGTTTCAAATGTAACTGGTACTGATACAATAACTAAAAATCAAGATTGTTCTGATAAAATTAATAGTGGTTATGTTGGGTATACACCATTAGATAGTCCAGCATCAACTCAAATATCATATAAGGATTTTAAAAAACTACTTGGAGATAGAATTGTTGCAAGTGGAATACCAAAAGAAACAACTAGTGGTGGAGTTACAACTCCAAATGAAAATTTTGTAAAATTGTCAGCTAATTTATTCTTGTTTATTTATTTAGATTCCGCATCAGCAAGTGGAATGAAAGCTTATGAGAATAATTATAGTACCATTAATTTAACTGAAACTTATGGGCAAATATTAGCGTCTACAACTAATAAAAAATACTATTGTTTATCAAGAGGTACTAATTTGAATATACCTGTAGTATCATTTATATCTGCTGAAAAATTTGTGGATTTTGCAATTGGTAGATTTAAAGATAGTTTATCTTTAATAAAAACCGCTACCGATGAGGAGGTAGTTCAATTATATGTGACTAAGTATCCTAAAATCCAACCTGATAATGTTTATACTGAAATGACGGAACAAGATAAAAACACATTACAAAATAAAGTAAAACAAGGTGCAGATATATATAACTCATTAAATTAATTTTATTGAATAACTAGATATTTATAAATAAAAACAATTATGGATACAAAATTAATTTTAGACAACTACTTGGGTAAAAACACAAGAGTGTCAGAGAAAGATAAAGGTAATGGGTACAAAGAAGTTTGTGACTTAGACACTGGAGATTGTTATACGCTTAGAATAAAAGACGGATTAATTGAAAGAGTTGATAATACTATAAACACATTCAAAAAAATACAAGTAGAAACTAAAACAGGAATTAAACAATTATTAAACGGATAATCATGGCAATAGATAAAAAAATATTAAAAGAAATAAGTAGATTTAATTCTATTAACAAATACATAACTGAACAAGTTGACCCTGCATTGGCACCACCTGCGGATCCTGCATTAGCGGGCGGAGCTCCACCTGTTGATCCTGCGGCTCCTGTTGATCCTGCGGCTCCTGCGGCTCCTAACGCAGTTGCTCCAATTCCACCGGCAGCGCCTATTGATATTGCAACCGATCCTGAGGTAGAAGAACTTGGTGCTGAGGGAGAAGAAGAAGAAAACAAAGAAGAATTAGATGTTACAGATTTAGTTGCAAGTCAAAAAAATATGGAACAAAAACAAGAAGAATATTTTGATAACTTATTTGCTCAACTAAAAACTCTTGAGGAAAAATTAGGTGAAATGGATGGTTTGGTAACAACCATAAATAACTTAGAAACTAAGTTTGATAAATTTAGACCAAAAACTCCACAAGAGAAATTAGAACTAAGAAGTTTAGATTCAGGCCCTTTTAATCAAAAATTATCTGATTTCTTTGAAGACAAAGAACCTGATATGGAAAAATCGGGTAAAAATGAATATGTTTTAACAACTGATGATGCTAATAATTACTCTACAAATGATGTTGAAACTTCATTTAATAATTACGACGACGAAGACACAAATATGATGTAATACTTTAGAGAGGGACATCAATGTCCCTCTCAAGTTTTTTTTAAATATCTTATTGACTAACCTACTTTTTATAACTATATTTTCTACGTAAACCTTTAATAAATATATACAAAATGGCGACAAACAATGTTTTAGATGCAGTTTTGGCTCAGTATGAGAGTTCAAAACAAAGTGGTTCTTCTTCCACTTCAAAATTCACACAAGAAGAAAGAATGAAAAAGTATTTCGCGGCAATCCTTAAGGATAGTGAAAAACAAGGTCAACGAACAATCCGTATTTTACCTACAACTGATGGATCATCTCCTTTTAAGGAAGTTTGGTTTCACGAAATCAATGTTGATGGTAAATGGCAGAAGTTCTATGATCCAGGAAAAAATGACAACGAACGTTCACCTTTGAATGAGGTATATGACGAGTTAATGTCAACAGGTCGTGAATCCGACAAACAATTAGCTATACAATACAAAGCACGTAAGTTTTATATTGTTAAAGTAATTGACCGTGATCACGAAGAAGATGGTGTTAAATTTTGGAGATTTAAACACAATTACAAACAAGAAGGAATCCTTGACAAAATTATTCCAATTTGGAAAGCAAAAGGTGATGTTACTGACTCTGATAATGGTC